GACATGTCTTCCACCGAGAATAAGACCTTTACGTAACACAGTATAATTTTATATAAGTTATAGAAAAACCCACCACTCGGTGGGTTTTTTACTTTCTGCCTTATTATAAATAGAAGATGAAATTCATTAAGGGGCACAGTAAATGAGTACAAGCAAACCGGCATCAAGAGAAGAATTCAAACAATTCTGCCTTAGAAGACTAGGTGCGCCTCTCTTAGAGATAAACGTAGCTGACGAACAAGTTGAAGACTGCATTGAGATTGCATTTCAATATTACTACGACTATCACTATGACGCAACAGAAAAAGTCTATCTAGCACGACAAGTCACACAAACCGACATTGATAACAAATACTTGTCTATCGAAGACTCCGTTATTGGAATCACTAATATTCTTCCAATAGGTAACAGTTATTCTACAAACAATCTATTCAATTTGAGATATCAGATTGCGCTTAACGATTTGTTTGCTTTCAATACTGGACCATTTGCACCTTACTATATGGCATTGCAAAACGTTGCTTTGGCTGAAGAATTGTTCGTTGGTAAACAAGGTATCAGATTTCAGAGACACTCAAACAAGTTATATGTAGACATTGCTTGGGGTGAAAAGATTGTGTTGGGAGAATATATGCTTATTGAAGCGTATCAGAAAATTGATCCAGACACATACACAGACATGTATAGCGATAGATGGCTACAAAAATATTGCACATCACAGATTAAAAAGCAATGGGGCGAAAACTTGAAAAAGTTTGAAGGGCTTTCTATGCCAGGAGGAATTACATTTAACGGGCAAAAAATATATGACGAAGCTACAGATGAAATTCAAGCTATGGAAGCTGAAATGATTAGCACATATTCTTTACCTGTTACTGATATGTTAGGCTAATCTCATGGCACGTAATCGTTATTTTAATCAGTACACTCCTGTCAAACAGGAACAAAATCTTGTTGAAGATTTAGTCATAGAATCTATTAAGATTTATGGTGTGGATGGTTATTACTTACCAAGAACGCACGTAAATTTAGATACGATTTACGGTGAAGATGCGTCTATGATTTTTGATGATGCACTTGAATTAGAGTTATACATTAAAAGTTTCGATGGATTTCAAGGGCAAGAAGATTTCTTGTCTAAGTTTGGTTTGCAGATTGATGAATCAATCACGTTCGTTGTTGCACAGAAACGTTTCACGCAATCATTGAAGCCATCATTCATAACAGAGTATGGATACAACTTCAAGAATGAAGATGGTGAATATTTACTAGATGAACAATCATACGACTACGCAGACATACTAAGACCAAGAGAGGGAGACTTAATTTGGATTCCTATGCTTGGTTACATGTACGAAATTAAATTCACAGAGAACATTGAAAACTTCTTTCAACTAGGTAAACTATACACATACGAAATGCGTTGTGATAGATACGAATACTCTAGCGAACGTCTTGATACTGAAGTTACCGACATTGATAACATTGAAACTCAGTACAGTATGTCAACAGCTAACAATGAGAAAATGTTGGATGAAGATGCATTCTTGTTGTTACTTGAAGATGGTACATTCATTATCAACGAAGCTAATGTTGTTGTAGCAGCCGAGGTTGCCGCAGACAATGAATCAATTGGACAGAAAATTATCGATGATGATATTCTAGACTTCTCAGAACAAAACCCATTCGCATCGACAAGGACTTTCTAATATGATGTTCGGACACGACTTTTATCACGGAACGCTAAGACGTTACGTAATCATGTTTGGTAATCTATTCAACGAAATTCAAGTTGATAGATATAACGACACGGGAACTAAAATTCAAACGTTAAACGTTCCTATTGAATATGGACCAAAACAAAAGTTCATTCAAAGAGTAGTAAGCGACCCTACGTTAAATCGTGAGATTGCCGTTACTCTGCCACGACTAGGTTTTGAGTTTACTGGTATGTCATATGCACCTAGCCGTAAACTAAACACAGGACACAAGATAACTAAAGGCGTTAATACTGGTGGTATAGATTTTAACTATATGTACTCACCAGTTCCATATGACTTTAATTTCTCTCTACACGTACTTGTTAGAAATACCGAAGATGGTACACAAATTGTAGAACAAATTGTACCATTTTTTACGCCAGACTTTACAGTCACTATGAAGATGGTGCCTGAGTTAAGTTTGAATATGGACGTTCCAATTGAATTACAGTCTGTAACTTCAGACGATTCTTATGAAGGCGACTTTGAATCACGTAGAATTCAGACTTGGCAATTAGATTTTATCATTAAAGGATATCTATTTGGACCTGTCAATAAGTTTAAGTATATTATCAAAGATGACTTGAATCTTATCGATGATAGCGTATCTATTGATAGAGCAATTATCTCTACACAAACGTTTACTGGTGATGCAGAGTTCAATGTAAGCGAAGCACAAACTAATGACAATGGATACAAACCTTAAAATGAAAAAAACTGTTGATGATAAATTGAATGACATATTTGATGTGCAAGGTAAAATTGTTGAACAAGCATTACCCACAGTAGTAGAGCAAGCTAAAGAACCTGTTTCTACTGGTGCACCAAATGATGAATCGATTGATGCTGACTATGAATATGCAAGAGAGAATCTAAAGTTATTCATTGAGCAAGGCAAAGTTGCTATGGAAAACATTATCTTCTTAGCTAAAGAAGGTGAGTCTCCAAGAGCATATGAAGTTGTTGGACAGTTGATTAAAACATTGTCAGACACTAACAAAGATTTGTTAGACTTAGGTAAAAAAGTAAAAGACTTGAAATCTAAAAAAGATGACACACAACAACCACAGCACGTAACAAATGCATTGTTTGTTGGTAGCACAGCAGAATTACAGAAACTAATTGGTAAGAGATGACAGCAAAATCCTATCTAGGAAATTCTCTTTTAAAAGCATCTGGTGTTCCTCTTAATTTCACAAAAGACGAAATTGAAGAATACTTGAAATGCGCTGACGATCCGATATACTTCATTGAAAGTTATTGTAAGATTGTCACGCTAGACCATGGGCTTCAGGCATTCAAACTATATGATTGTCAAAAGAACAAAGTAAAAGTTATCCATGAAAATCGTAAAGTTATTCTCATGGAAGGGCGCCAGCAAGGTAAGACAACAACATCGGCCGCATATATTCTTTGGTACACATTGTTTCAAGGAAGCAAGACTGTAGCGATTCTAGCAAACAAAGCAACTGCGGCTAGAGAAGTTTTGTATCGTTATCAAATCATGTATGAAAATCTTCCTACATGGCTTCAGCAAGGTGTCACTACATGGAACAAAGGTGACATTGCTTTAGAGAATGGATCAATCGTATTCACAGCCGCAACAAGCGCATCAGGTATTCGTGGTAAGTCAGTTAATTTATTGTATGTTGACGAAGCCGCTATCATACCGAACAATGTAGCAGAACAATTCTTCACCTCAGTTTATCCTACGATTTCTGCTGGTGAAACAACAAAGATTCTGCTAAGTTCTACCCCACTAGGATACAACCATTTCTGGAAGTTCTGGAATGACGCTGAAAGCGACAGAAATGGATTCGTGAATCTATTCATTCCATATTGGGAGATTCCTGGACGTGATGAGAAGTGGGCATCAGAACAGCGAAGACTACTCGGTGAGTTGAAGTTCAATCAAGAAGTTTTATGTAACTTCTTGGGGTCTAGTCTTACATTGATTGCTTCAGATTCTATTGCACAAATGTCTGCTAAACCCATCATGTATCAGAAAGATGGACTTGACATTTATGAGAAGGTTGAGAAGGATCATGCATACTGTATTGTTGCAGACACAGCTAAAGGTGTTGGTGGTGATTACTCAGCATTTCAGATTATTGATATAAGTCAGATGCCATACAAAATTGTTGGTAAGTATAGAAACAATCAAATCAGCCCACTTTTGTATCCATCAGTACTTTACAGAGTGGGTAAAGAATATAATGAAGCATACGTTTTGATTGAAATCAATTCTTCAGAACAAGTTGCAGAGATTCTTTATGCGGAATATGAGTATGAAAACATTATCTCTGTTAGCAGAACACCTCAGGGTCAAGTTGTCAATGGGGGTTTTGGTGGGGGTAAGACACAGCTAGGTGTTATTACGGACAAGAAAGTCAAACGCATAGGATGTTCCAACTTTAAATCAATGGTTGAAGAGAAAAAACTTATTATTACAGATGCGGATACTATAGCAGAAATTTCAACGTTTATCGAAAGAAAAAATAGTTATTCTGCTGATGAAGGATATCACGATGACTTAGTTATGCCTTTAGTGCTATTTTCGTGGTTGACAACAAACTCATATTTTAAGGAGTTGACAAACATTAATATTAGAAAAGAATTGTACGAAGCCAGAATCAAAATGATTGAGGAGGAAATCACTCCTTTTGGCTTTATAAATAATGGCGAAGAAGAAAATCAATTAGTCGATGTAAGTGGACAGGTCTGGCAGGTAGAGAATTATCACAAATCTGATTTTTTATAAATAAATTAAACAAACCTAACACCAAAACATCATTATAACAAGGAGAATTCAATGGCTATAAGTCTAATTTCACCAGGAATCAAGATTACCGAAACAGATTTGGTATCTTCCTCACAGTCAGTATCTTCAACATCTGGCGGTTTTTCCGGTCAGTTCCGTTGGGGTCCTATCGACAAAGCAGTACAAGTTACAAACGAAACCGATTTGGTTCAACGATTTGGTAAACCAAATGCAACTAACGCAGTTGACTTTTTGTCAGCCGCTAACTTTTTGGGCTACTCTGGCTCATTGTTCGTTGTTCGTAGCGCAAACACAGCATTGAATGCTACAGCAGAAGCAACAACTGGTTCAGGCACAGCAGGTACTGGTACATCTATTAAGAATGATGACGTATACATTAACACAGCATCTTGGAACGTTGGTCCTTGGGCGGCTCGTTACGCTGGCGCATTAGGAAACGCAATTAAAGTTTCTGTTTGCCCAAGCGCAAATGCGTACTCTAATACATTGACTGGAACATTTACTGTAACAGCAGGTTCAACAACAGTTACTGGTTCTGGAACGGCTGCTAATACAC